CTTTTCCTTCAAATTTATAATCTTCTTGAATATATACAGCTGCAGAGATTGAAACACCCACCATTTCAGGGTCTTCTTGTATCATATTAAAAATCCAACCGGTATCTTTTTTCTCTTTAGGAAATTTAACTGCAGCATACACAGATTTAGTTGCTTCATCATACCATACAACTTTTGTAAAAGACACTATTTCATCCCAACCTCTATCAAGTTTTGTGCCTTCTTCAAGATGATTCTTAAATTGAATAGAACCTTGCTGTTCTATCACTTGTGGCAATTTCTTTAAAACATCTGAACCATAATAGTTCCCATTAATAGACCAACCCTCCGCAATGATTCGGAGTACTGCAATATTAGGCTGATTTATTAATTCTTGAACTTTTGAAGGATATTTAATACCTGCGGATTCAAGTAAAATTTTAATTTTTTCTTTATCAGAAACAATGATATCGGAAACGGCTCCGATATCTTCTTGCAAAAGAACAGCAGTTTTACCTTCTTTTATAAAAGTTCTACCATCTTTTGATACATAGGGTTGTTTGGACATATTCCCATCTCCTTATTCTAATAATATAATATATTATCCATCGTTGTCAACTTATTAATTTTTAGCTTTTTGTTTTGTAACACCGTCATCATTTCCTGTTGTTTTTCCATCCTCTATGCCAGTCATGGATGTGGAACTATCTTGTTGACCAGCATCATTTTTTGGTGGCCATATTCCATAACGAGCTTCTTTAAGTTGTCTTAATAATTCTTGAGACCAATTATATCCCGATTCTTCACTTAAGGTTTGACTTGATACCATACCTAATTTTCTTTGTATAAATGCTGTTTTAGCCAAATCTAAAGGATTTGGTTTAATTGCTTCAGCAATTATGATATTTATTGGAATATCAAGAGTATCAATTGTAACTTCTTCCATTGAAGCATCTATTAATGCTTGAACTTTTGAAATATCATCATCTGTAACAATATTTGTAGGTTGTTTTTTAGCTTTAACTTCTTCTAAAATTTTTAATCCTGTTAAAAAAGCTTCCTCATATTTACTTTCTTGAGTAACTACTTTAATATTAGTAGTCTTTTCAAGAATTCCAGCCTCAATATTTCTATAAATGACCCATTTAAACATCTTTTTAAGAGTTTCAGAAAATTCACCAGCTAAGTCTTCAATCATTTGATGAAATGGAGAGTCTGAATTAGATTCATTTGAACCTGAAATTTTATCAGTTCTCATTGCTAATAAGTTAATCGGTAAAGACGTCGCTGCACTTGCTGCAAATAAAAACAATAAACCATCGCTATCTGCATCTGCTGCTTGCAAACTTGCAGTTTTCATCTCAAAATCTTCATTTGGACCAAGAGTTAGTTGTGTTCCACCTTTTGGTGCTGAAGATTTTTTAATTTCTAAATTAGACCCTTTTCTATTAATTGCTATTTGTTTTTGTTTTTTAACATATAAAACTTTACTTCTTTCATAATTCATTATTGCTCTATTAATTCTAAAATCTTCATATAAACGCAAATCTCTTAATGCAGGTTCTAAAATACATCTGGCTCTTAATTCTCTTTTATCTCCCATTTGATGCCAAACTAAAACACTATCTTTGGTAATTCCCGGTTTGCTACTTTTAAAACCAAAGGAAGAAACTAAATTTCCACGAGTATTAATATCATACCAATAATCTACATCGGCAATCCAAGTATCTAAATTAGAAACTTTAGAATCATTTATAAATACCAATTGCCTCCAATATGTAAACTTCTTTCCTGGATTTTTAACTTTATACTCAAACCCTCTAATTTCTTCACTAAAAACTTTATAAACTTCCCATTCTACTTCTTTTTTACCCTTTTTTACAACAGAATCTAAATTAATTCCACATTCACCATCTTTTAAAGTACTTTTAATCCAATCTTTAAGTAAATCACTAATACTATAATTTTTTATAAAATTATCTAAAATTTCTTGAATTTTTTTATCTTCAACTTTTACAGAAATACCATTACTAATCATATATCGAGAAATAGTATCAATAATATTTCTTGCATAGGGGTCAGTATTATATCGAGAATTAATAATTAATTGAACCAAACGAAACTCAGCTTCTGTTTGACGTTTCTTTAAAACAGACCCAGACTGCACAGCCCCTCCTGAAGAAGGTGTTGATATATCCGCACCATAAAGAGCTTCATATAAATTTTTCAAATGCTTATAATCATCTAAAGAAACTTCTTTAATAGCTTCTTTTAATTGAGTAGCCTTCATATCTAAAATAACAGCTTCAGATACTTTCGGATGATTATAATTAAATAAACTTGAATATAATCCATAATGAGGGTCTACAGTTCCATTACTTAAATTAGATATTCCAAGTTCATGTTCAATTATTTTTCTTTCTTCAACTTGTGCCGAAGCAATTATTTGCTCAAGCTCAAATTCAAGTTTTGGATTAGCTTTAATAGCTGTTTGTAAATTTTCACTCTTTAAAGTTAGAGTGATTGTTTGATTTTCATCTGAGGGTGTCATAATATGCCTATAGTATAATTGGAATATCTATCTAAATTAGATTCATTTAATAATTGGTCATAATCTACAGTTTGTTGCATATCTTTACGTTCATACATTTTATCTTCAACAGTAGTATCTTTTTCTTCTTCTGCTTCAGGTAATTCATTATTTGCTGCATCAAAAGCTGACCCTGCAATAGATTGTAATAAGTCATCCGATGTATGAGGTGACTTCATTACTAAATCTCGACTTGAAATATATTCTAAACCTTTTGCTTCCTTTAAAAAATCTTCATGCCAAGGAATCCAAATACGTTCTTCACTTATAGCATATCTTACAGTTTCATGTGCTGCATTATATTGTTTATCTGTTGAATCTTTTCGTATATTTAATTCTTTATCATAATCTACAATAATTTTATGTGCAGTTCTATCAACTGATAAATGATGAACATTGAACCCTTGTTCTCTCAATGTTTGAATTGTCTGTGTGGATTCAAATCTATCAAAAGTTATAAGGTTAATATAAAAGTTTCTTTCTTGCACTAATTCAAAAATAGCTTTTTGAGCAAAAGATAAAATAATTTCTTGTTTATTCTGAGCAACTATTCTACCAATAAAATCGAATTTAAAATACGGTTTTAATATCTCAATCTCTTCTAAATATTGTGCTTCTTTATTTTCTACAAAAGTTTTAAGACGAATCCATTTAGGTATATGACACATAGATAAACCCATACCATCTTTATTCTTAGCAAAATCAAAGTGCATATATCTAAAAAAATCATCTTTACAAACAAAATCTGGGTCAAATTCTTTTTCAAATGAATCAAATGGATTCTCAAAATCTTCTTGACAAGCTAATCTTAATTTTTCTAAATCGGTATAAAAAGGAGTTATAGCATCCGTAGGTATGCTGGCGAAATCCCTTAAAGCATTTAAGGGATTAACAATAAATTGATTCACCAACTCTATTGGAATTTCTATAATATCAGAAGCTTCAATAGTTTCTATGGGTGTATTAACTTTTGGAGTTAATAACTTTAAATCTATCATTAAAGAGCTCTACCTGTGCATTCTTGAGTTACTTTAAGACTTTGTTTACCGATACTTTCATGCATCATTTTTATACTTGTTTTTGTATCAGATTTAATATCAAGTGCAGTAATATCACTTTCATCTTTAAATGGACTTTTACCATGTGACTTAATATACTTTGCAGTACATATTGCGTAAGCACTGTCATTAGACTTACCACTATTTTTTAAAGCAGAAACACAATCATCAAATTCTTGTGGCATAATAATTCTCCTTTAATTAACCCATTTAAACTTAATAATCTTTGCATTTTTTAAAATTTCATAATCTTCAGATACTATATCTATTTCTATTGCTAATCGTTTGCCTATAAGACAATCCGTTAATGTAGCCATAATACTCATTATACTTATACCTTCTAATGAAGTTCCAAATCTGGCTATACCTAATTCTTTATATCTACTTTCATTTTCTTCTAATATAAATTTATTAGCACCTACAGGAAAAACTTTATTAAATTCTCCATAAGTAATTGGCTGAGGTAAACTATTTAACATAGCATTTAAAACTTCTAAAGCATATTCTTCTTTTTCCATTTAATTTTCCTTTTTATATATTATTAATAGATTTATCTTTTATTAAAATTAATTTCAAATATTTGTTTAGTTTTAAAATCTTTAATTAAGATACTTGCTGGAATTTTTCCATGACCACAACAACTATTTATTGTTTCTATTCCATTATTATTCATAATTTGAATTAAATCTGCTATACAAAAATCAATATGTTTAATAGAACCATTTAATAATTTAACTTCTTTATATGTTCCCCATTTACACATTATATTGCTTTTTTATATCTTTCTTCCATTATTTGTTTACCGTCATTTTTTAATTGTTCTACTTGTTCTGGTGTTTCTACCACTTTTTTAGAAACCAAATTAAAATGAGCTTTTACTCCACTAAAATAAAATTTTGGCTTTGCTTCCCATAAAGTTTTTCTTCTTACAAATATATGTGAATTTTCACCAAGTGCAAAATGTTCTCTTGCTTTCTTTTCAAGAAAATCATCAGGATATCTACAAGAGCTAATCATTGTTAAAATACCATCTAATTTACCTGTATAAGGATTGATAAAACGAGAATTCATTCTATTAAACATAGCATCATGCATTTCTTGTGCAGCATCATAATTTTCAGTAACACTTTTACTTCTTTTACCACCTTCAACATTCTCAAGAAAGTTACTTTCATCTACTACACCACCAAAGATATTATATCCAAGTGCAGATGCTGCGTTACTTGTTCCTGCAAATATAAGTGTATTATTTCTTGGAATCCATATTTCCTGTCCACGTCTTTTACTTGGTGGAAAATATTCAATATTAAATTGTGTTTGAAATTTAGGATAAATTTTTTGAAGTGTTACTCTCTTAGCTTGTGCTTCAGAACGACTCATTGCTATAAAAGCAATAATTTCATCATTCATCATTCCATAATATTTTTGAGGATTATATGTGCAAGTTAAACGAAACCATTCAAGATATGTTAATATAGAATTAACAGTAGATTTACCACTTCCAATACCTTCAATTAAAATAACAAGATTTATATCTCTTTTTTTCTTTTCTTCATAAATAGCTAAAATATCATCTTTATGAGAAGGATATAGACAATTATCTTTTACAACAGTATCTGTTTCTTTTATAGATTTTAAACCTAAAAAATAAGGATTATGAAGAATTGTTTCAAGATTACTATCAAATTCATCTTTAAATTGCTTAGCAATTTCAGGAGACCATGGCTGTAAACCTCCAGCCATTTGATTCTGAGTTTCTTTAATACCCCAATTTTGTATTTCTTTTAATATTTTACTGTTTTGCATCATTTAAGTTCAATGTTATTTTAGGTGGTTGTTTCCATCTATATCCTTTAACAGGCTTTACAGAATTTGTCACTTTTGGAACATCATATCCAGCAACTTCAGGAATATCCCCCCAATTTGCATCACCTTCTTTAGTAACATACTTACTGGCTACTTGTAAAGCTTTTGTAACACTTGCTTCTCGTTCCCAAGGTTTTTGTGGAATTTCTTCATTATTTTCTGTTAAAGAAGGAACAAAAATATCTATATTTCTTAAACTCTGTGCCCGTAAAGCAATTCTTTGTCTAACTTCTGGTGTTTCACCTTTAGTAACAGTTTCTAATACTTGAAGAATCATAGCACCTACTTTTTCTGGTGCTATCCAATTCAATTGTTCTGTACGTTTTTTACGTTCTTTTATTTTACTACTAATGTCTGAAATGACTGCTAAGTCATTTCTCATTTCTCGAGTAAGTTCTCCACCATTTAATTCAGCATATTGTAATATAGATTGACGTGCAATTTCAAGATATGCAATATCAGAATCCATAGCATCTCCAGAAAGCATTTGCATTTTTTCAGCACGCAAAGCTAACTGAGATAATAATGGAACTTCTTTTGCTGTATCTCTAATTTGTAACCATATATTTGTTCTTACTTCCGGTAATGCTTGCATTTCATGCTCCTTACACATTCCAAATCCTGGATGTAAAGTCCCTCTTCCTGCGGCTCTTAAACATCTAAAATTTTCTGGATTGCCTTTTAAATATTGTCCACAAACTTTTGTATTATCTTTATAATACTCTATATATGTATTTCCACCACCAAAAACAACTTTTTCTTTTACAACAGGTCTAATAAATTTTCTTTTATTATACCTATCCATTTTTCTTAAATCTAAAAAACGTCTACATGCATCCTTTAAACATTTTACTCGAAATTCATCAATGTCTAAATCTTCAGCAATAATATCCTTTTCATTATGAAGCATATACTCAAATTCTTCATAATTCATATATCTAACAATTTTACATGCGGACGCGAAATCTCGTATTTGTTCCCACTTTATCATTAGATTCTTTCATTATGGTTTCCCAAGATTTGCCGTCTTTACTTCGCCACTCACTTAAAGGTTTTATATATCTAATAAAATCCTTATTTACTATTTTAATTCGCGAATAATCGAGCTGTAATGTTATTTCCGGTTGATTCTGCATACTTCCTCATAGCAATATACATTTCTCGACAACGTAAATACGCGCGAGTTTGTTTCATTTCAATATTAGGCATTTTTTCTTTTAATAATATTTTACTTCCTAATGACATTTTAAATTTTTCTAATAAATAACCAAAATCATCCCAACAAATTAAATAATTACCATCAACAAGATTAATTAAAAGTTTTAAAGCTTCTTCTTCACTATAAACACCTTTATCATCTATCCAAGGAACAGTAGTTAATATTTCATTTTCATCAAGAATTGTAAAATCTGGTAAAAATGTCAATATTCCGACATCTACAATTTTTTCTTTAACTTCTACAATACTAATTATGCTAAACTTTAATAACTGCATTAAAATACATAACTCCATACTTGAAAATAAATAGCCAATATAACAATCCAACCAATAAGACTACTAATTGCTAATCTTACAAATGAAATATTCTTACCACAAATTAATCGAAGCATATAAGGTCTAATAGTTAATCCAAAAACTATTTTATCTTCATATAGCCATGGACATTCTTTTGGAAGTCTATGATTACCAATAGCATAAATTTTATCTTTTCTTTCATCCCACCACCATTCTGGTATTACATTTAAAAAGAAATTATAAATAAAATACCATATATCTTCATTACCTGAATAATGCAAAATACCAAAAGATAATAATGTAAATCCTGCTGTCCACCAATCAATCCAACCACTTAGTGCTAAATACAATAAAATAAGAATTCCTATAATATAAGCAAAGCCAAATTGAATTACTGAAACATTCCCTGAAGCTTCTTTTCTTTTTTTCTCAATTTCATCTTTATTTGCTTCAGTTTTTAAACCAGCAATTATTATCCAATACTTAAATTCTGTAAAGCACATAAATAATAAATCAAATAAAGATATAAGTAAATTCCAAGCAAAAGTAATTGGTAACAGTATCATTTTAATCCTTTCTTACATTTTAATTTTAAAAATCCTTCTTATTGTCCAAAACAAGAATACAAACCAAAAAATTAAACGATTTATAATATTGAGTAAAGGAAATAATTCTTTATAGCACTGATTATTTGTTGGTCTTTCTTCAATTACAAGATGTAAAATTTCTATTATGCCGAGAAAAATCAATATCGCCGTATCGTATCTCAGCTTTTCTAAAAATAAATATAGCTTACTTTTTTGCATTTAATTTATCCATAGCTTTTTTAGTATAGCCAAAATAAGATGCTAAGAGTCCAAAGATTCCTAAAGATATATAACCTAAAATTATTAAATATAGATATTTCATTAATTCTCCTTAACTAAGTTTCCAACAAATTCTATATCTGGACTCATCACTAAATCATGTGGAGTTACAAAATTTGGATTAATATGAAATTCATTATATTTTTGTGCTTTAAAAGCTTGTATCATAGGATTCTTTGTATTAAAATATTCTTCATGTAAACCTTCTGGTAAAATTCGTATAGGAAAACCACTTTCATCAAATGAACGATATCCATACTCTGAACATATTAAAGGTTCTTTACCGTCTGCAAAAGCATTATTCAACGCATCAAAAGATTCATCTGCTAATTTTCTACCAATAAATGTTGACTTACCTCTTAATTGTGTTAATAAACCTAACATAATTAAAGTTTCTGTAGCATACCGTTTTCCTATATATGTCCGTGCATGTTTTACTATTTTCTTTCTGTCTGCATCTGTTAAAGGAATACCTGTCCAAGCATGATAACGATACACATGTAAAAATTTATCACTTTTTTCCCAAGTATCCATTAAGAATTGTTCTTTCACACCATCTAAAATAGCATGACCAACAAGACCATAACCAAAATATATCGCAATATGATTATATTCTGATAAAGTACAAGATTGGATAGCTTTATTATTCATTTTATGTCCATGATAAAGAATAAAATCACCCATTATTAATTCATGCATCCTTACTTTTGGTAGAAAATTAGGATGGTCAAATTGACAATGAACTAAATTAGCATACCACTTTAAATGTTCAAACATATTAACCTCTTTGTATTAAATCAATAAATTCTTGATGTGTCTTTACTCTTTCACCTGTCCAATCTTGATTCCAAGGTCTATCAAATGCAACAGCTCTAATTCCTTTTTGTTTTAAAACTTCTAAATGATGTGTAGCATCATCTAAATGAATATCACAATTTACAATACTCTTATCAGAAGTTAAAACAAAAGCATCATAATAAATATTTTTGTCTATAATCCAATTAAGTGCTAATTTTCCACAGAGTTCATTAGGTTGATTAGAGTTTAATATTATATAATGACCTAAATCATGTAATTGTTGAGTTAAGTTAGTTTCCGCATCTATCATTGTAGCATTGTCAAATATCTGACAAGCATGACGAATACTGAAAAATTCATTAATTTCATTACCTTTTTCAAAAAATGGCGCAAGCTTATATCCTGTTACTGGCTTTATCCAATCTTTTGGATATTTTTCTTGATAAACTCTTTGTAACGATTGCACAAAATTTCTTAAAACTTCATCAATGTCGATGGATATTATTTTTTTCATATTTTTTCCTTGTATGAAATGCGTAAAACATTGCATTACACATAACATGACCTATAATAGGTAAACCACTTTCTTTATCAAATACTTTACCTTCCATAAGTTCAATTATATGCCTTTGTAAACTATCTAAGGTCTCATTAGGGTCTAAATATTTCTTCCAATTGTCTCGAGAATATTTTTTACAGCCAAATTCTAATACTCGAATCATTGGTTCGAACGAAGGAAAGTGCATTAGAGTCCATTTTGGCTTACCTGCATTATAACGGTCTCCTTTGTTTTTCATAATAAAACACCTTTTTCTATTCGTTTGTTCTCAACCTTGAATAATTTACCAACCCTATTAATTTTCATAAACCCGTGATTCCATTTATTCAATACAGAAAATTGAGGTTTCAAATCGCATAAACAACCCACCGACCAGCAAGATATTAATTTGTCACTAATACTTCTATCATTGTGCTCTGACGACCTGTGTGCATGGGCAACTACTGTATGGTCATTTGTTTTTAAGAAGGCGGCTCTTGCTGGATTTACTGAAGAAACCAAACCACCTGGCAATTCATCACCATGTATGATATGCAAACCAGCAATTTTAACAGTTCGTTTATTTTTAATAGGTATGCAATTAAAATCATTCAAACACAACAAGTTCTCCAGAGACGTCTTTTTCATATCTGCGATATCGCGCGCATTCGCCCGACAATAGTTTTCGTATCGTCTTTCATGATTAGCAAACCTATAATATATTTTCTTTCCTTTAAAATACACATACAACAATTGTAAAAAATCTTTAACATCTTCAAGTTCATCTTCAAATGTTTCATGAGTCATCTTACGAATCCATTTGCTTAGCATATATTCATCTATAATATCTCCATTAAGTAATACACAATCTACTTCCAAACTATTCTTAATCGCGCATTCAATCGCTTGACTATCATGTAACGGTATATGTGTATCTGCTAATAATAAAACATTTTCTTCTTCTATTATAAACGGAGACATATTAACTTTTACTTCTTTTGGTAATAATCCTTGTTTCCAATATTTTTCATTAATAGCATGTTTATTATGTTTTCCTGAAGAACCTCTATAATATCTAACTAAATTTCTTGTATTTTCTTTTTCATCTTCTTTAAATATATCAGGAAATTCATCTGTTAATAATGTTGCTAATGTTCTGTTTCCTATATTGGGTAATTTTTCTAAATAGTTTTTTACAATATCTGAGGGTTTCAAGTTAGTTTCAGACATATTTTCCTCTATGATTGTGTTCGATTCAGAGACCTTTTCATTTAATTTGACCACCTGAAAAATTTTTTTATTCTTGATATTTCAATAATCTTAATGATAATATAACACAATTTATTTAAAGAGTCAATTGTTACTTTTTGGATAGTTAGACACAGTGACCCTTTTGACTTTTGGTGGTGCGTGGGGTGAGAAACTGAAGTAGGCTTTATTTTTACTTTAACAAAGTAAAGTGACAAAAACATTACTTTGTTAAAGTGTTACACTTTACTTTGTTACACTGTATTAAAGTAAAGTGAAAATAAATAAAAAAAAAACATGCATGAAATTTCACGCATGTTTTTATTAGTTGAAACGTTATATAACTACTTTTTTACTTCTTTTGACGTTTCAACCTTTTTTGCTTCACTTGCTTTTTTTGCATCTTGTTCTTTTGATTGCTTTTCAAGTTCCGCCATGTCAAGTGCTAACTTCTTTTTCAATTCAACTTTTTCACTTTCAACAGGTAATGTTTCAGGTAGTGGAACATGAAACACATGCAACATGTTATTAACATAGTGAATGTAACGTTTCTTTTCACTATCGAAAACTTTACACTCAGTAGCGTTTTTTAATGTTCTATAAATAACACCATCACTTAATAACTTTGTTTTGCCTTCAACGTGTAACGGGAATATGTTGCTTCTATCTAAATTTTTACTTTTACCTGTTTTATCCAATGCGCCATACTTTAAAAGAGAATATCCCTTTTGTTTCAACGTTGTAAAAAGGAATTGATATGAGCATGTTTCAATTGCCTGCCCATGAACAGTTTTATTGCTTTTCAGCCATGTTTGTAAAGCAGTAATAAGAAAGAGCATAAACGTTGTTTCATTAGACGTTATGTTCTCTTTTTTATCAATTACTTTTTTATCACTAATGGCAAGTGCTTTACTTGCTTCTACTGCTGTTTTGCTGTCAACGTGTATCTTTGAAACGTTGACTTGTTGTGTTGTTTCTGTTGCGTTTTTCATGTTACGTTCCTTTATGTAAGTATGAATGAATGATACGCCATGCTATTTTAGCATGTGCGTTAAATTGTAATTAACTAAACATGTTAAAAAAGAATTAATTAAAATGAATGAAATAGTAATAACTAAAATTATAAAAAACATGTTACGCAAAAAATGTAAAGTTGTCATGTTATAAGTCCTTTTTTATGTTAATATTTAATGTTTTAACTATACCATGTTACATGTTTGTTTTATTAATGTCAAGTACTTTTTTAAATATTTTTATGTTTTTTTTAACACGTTACAATATAACAAAGTTACTGTATCAAAATGATACACTTTACCATGTTACAGTGAAAAACTCGAAACACCAATTTTTCAAAATCATTCGCTTTGACTAATCGACCCTTACTACTGCCATTATCTTATTATCTTTACTCGGAAACACTGCGGCAATATCTTAAACAAATTACTCGGAACTCACTCGGAACATTAGGGTTTTTATCTTACTCGGAAAACTATCGGAATTATCTCGAAGGAAAAACAGGTGAAGAGTTATTATCTTCACCTTAAATATCTTATTTTATATTTTCTTCATCTTTACTCCTTTTATTCAATAGATAATTTTTCCATTATCTTAATTACCTTATCTGTATCACCACCAACGAAACTAATACCGATGAAAGTATTATCAAATCGAATATCATAAATTGTAAGCTTATACTTTTCAATAAACTGAAAGACTTTTAATGGTATTATAGATACAGAATCTTTTTGTTTTATTTCATAAGTATTTTTCCATGTTACACCCTCAAAAGATGAAGTAATATCACCATCATCGTGTAACATATCATAGCTAAGTAGTAATCTTATCTTTTTCATGGTCGCACCACCATTTAAGTTTATGTCATTGTTAATTATAGTATAATATAACAAAGAACTTATATAGGTGCAATAGTTATGCGGATACACTTCGGCATACATCTACAAATAAAGAAAGGACGCCGAAATGAATCTACAACGGGGCGTCCTTACCATCTAATCAGTTGATGCGACCGATTAGACTGCTTTATCTTTCTTAACTCGAGATTTTCGTTTTGGTTTTAATCTATCAAGGGCGCGATTCAATAATCTTCGTTCTCGTTTTCTTACATCTTTCGATTGCAATCTTTGATTAATTGCATCTTTATCTTTTTTATCTTCTAATGCTTTTATTTCTTCTGCTTTCATGATTTTTTCTCCTTATTAGAAACTAAAGTTTCTAATTCCTTTAAAACTTCTTCTTTTGCTTCACAATAACCCAGAATATAAGCATTAATTACTCTGGTAATATAGCAATCAGGCACACATAGTTCTGTTGCTACTTGTAATGCTCTTTTTTGTAATTCATTATCTGTCATGATTGCACCTCATTCATGTTCAATTAAATATACTGCATTTTCGTGTGAATAACCTAATTGCCTCAACTTAAAATATCTCGAACCACTATCAGTTTTACCATCCCACTCTCGTTGTTTTATTGGACAACAATTATCTAAAGCTTGTTGTAATCTCTTTTCTGTCATGATTGCACCTATCATGTTATGTTCTTGATATATTTAATTATGGTATAATATATCATAGAAACTAAAACGATGCAACTTATTTCTTTTTTCTATCCTATCCAAAACAAAAGAAATACAGATAAAAAATAGATAAATAATATAGACATTATAATCAGGGGTATCTAATCGCGATGAATAGATTAAATCTCCAATAACGATAAAGATTATAAGACTGAGAGTTTTCATAATAAATGATAGATTAATTCTACTATTATACCAACAGCACAGAAGATTAATATGCCTTTTTCAAGTGTGGTAAGCTTCATCTTAACTCCTGTTCATTAATTGAATCTGTTGAATTTTCAACTAAGTTTCTATCTCCTTCGAGTAACTCGACTATATTATTTTCTTCCATTTTAGCACCTTAATGTGTTAAGTATGTCTTATCTATTACAATTTCTCTAATCCAACTTCTTGGTATCTTTAATATTGGTTCATTTCCTTGAGCAATAAAAGCTCTCCAATCACCAAAAGATATTTTTAATACATTATGCAGTATAATTGTAGCTTTTTCTTTTTTATCATAATATACAATAATCATATTAGCACCATTTATTTGTTTTTTATTAATATAACACAGACAATTTATAGGTGCAATACAACTGCGGCACTTGTTCGGATACAATGAACCACCGTCACTCACCTACATTTTAACCATATATTCATATTAACTATTCATTTTAATTACAGGTCAATTACGGTGTCAACAGACAAAACATTCACAATATACTATTATAGTATTACAACCATTAATATAAATCGACATTTACCATGTTTTTATTTATTACCACTCGTGATTTTTAATTCTTGTGCCGATATCCTTCCGACAAGGTTCTGCACCTATTAAATCCCATAGTTTTATTTATTGCACCGTTTAATGTTATTATCTCGATATAAGTGCCGATATTGTGCCGATAAATTACCAATAATAAACATCTCATCTATATCTGTCTATATCTAATGTATTGGTTTATTAATCGGAGTTATATCTGTATCGCTTCTCTGTATCGAAGTTTTAAAAATATAATGGTCATGAGAAAGTTATAACGATTTGAATGCCGAATTATCTTGTGTAGTATCTAATTCGGAGTAAGATATAGAAATTATCTTATGTTCTAATATGGTGGAAATGATTCGATAAGAAATTACTGCATAATCTATTATTTCTACTATAAAAATGCCACGGTTGAGGTGGATAATCCACCTCACTATCCTTCCTCTATTTCCTTTAACTCTTTTGAATTTTAAAACCAAAACACTTCAAAAACTCTAAAAAGCGAAGATATCGTAACCCTATTTTAATCTTCATTTTAGTAATGAAATCCTTTTCATAAACCTCTACTGACACATACATATGAACTGGACAATACACATTAAAAATTTCTTCAATATAATTAGCACAAGGAAATTTTAATTTCATTCCTCTATACTCATTCTGGCAATAAGCATCTGTATATTTACCTGGATTCCAATATGGGTCATCATAAGACAATAGTAATATAATAGAACCACTAAAAGGATGAGATTCCATCCTTACTACATAATACTGACTATCATTCAACTCTTTATTATAAAAATTTCTTAATATTTTATCTAAAGCCATACTAATTAAACCCTGTATTGGTCTAATTGCTTTTAAATTATCCGAAGCTAATATGCTTAAACCTAATTCATTATAATCCAATAATAATCTCATATCAATTTTCCTCTATATAACCTAAACTTTTTAATGCTTTAAGTGCACATATTAAATGATGTCTGAAATGCTCATTAATTGACTGACCTGTTTCTCTAAATATATTTTCTCTCGCTTTAATGTTTTCATTTACATCGAAGAATCTGTTCTTTTTAAATCCTGCTATTGACCTTATTACGATGTTGTTTTTGTCTTTAAGTTAAAAGTTTCGTCAACATCCGGGCCTCTTAATGCTGTCAATATATTCCACAATAATTTTGCTGCTGAATCTTCTACATTAACAAAGTCTGCTATCTTTTTCAATAAGTCCCTCAACTCTTGTTTTCTTTGGTCTGTATCATCTTCAATCTTAATATTATGGGCTAATACATTATTTTCTACCATTGCTTTGATAGTATCGACCAACAATTCTTCTGAACTTTTAAGTTCTATTGTATTATCTACATCTGCAAGTGTCGTTTCTATCTTAAAAACCAATTTACCTGTTTTCATATTTCCTTCCTTATGGCTTTAATCCATCCAAGTTCGTGTAATGTATCTACTGCCCGATTTATATGCTGAAGAAAATGACATCCGTCATAATTATTTCGCGCAAAATCTCTAACATCGTTTAAATCTGCTGATAGTGCAACCATACCATAATTTTCCTGCAAACCTATTAAACAACGGATTTTTTCTGTTGTATTAGGTTTTAAATACGGTATATGATAGTCATCCGGGCCTCTTAATACTGTTATTACATCCCATACAGCACCACTTACCCTGTTTCCTTTATTAACAGTATTTACTAAAGCTGTTAAAATATTTCTAACCTGCTCTATTTCCACATCTGATAACTGTCTCATTTATTAGATATCCCTTTCAAAGATTATTTACTATGGTAATTTTTACCGGTTGCCTAAATAATCTAACCTTTATTTTATCTAAAACATCTCCATAACACTTATCAAATTGACTATCTGGTCTTGAGTCTGATAAATCCATAACCTCAAAAAACCTTTCATTTTGAGTTCTCATAACAATATTACCTATACGCGCGCTATTTGACATTATCTGCCCTATTTGAAAAGGCTTCATTTGAGACATTGGAATCTCTGGGTCTGAAAGTGGATTCACTAATTCTATCTTAATCATTTATATCTCCTTTAATGATTCTAAAAAGTTATCTTTACTGTCTTCAGGAAACTGTTCTATATACTTCTTATCCTGTTCTCCCAATTCATACACACTATTCATCGTAACTGCTGCTCCATTTCTCTTACCTTGAATTGGGCTGGTTCTTACCTCTGTCCCATCTTCAAATCTTGGATTACCATACACATTACCTTGTAGGCTAATACAGGTAGCATGGTGAATTACAAACCAATTCTCTAATCTCATATTCAAATCCTTTCGTCTGTAATATTATTTACTCTTGTTATTCCTAACTTTTTAAAAGCCTGAATAGCATATATAACATGATTACGAAAATGATATGTCTCCTCAGTATCCTCAGGAAACTTCAATTCTTTTATACTTGCACAAGTAGAAACTCCTATTTGATTATTGGTCTGTAAAATACCCATTAAACATCTCAATTTTTCTGTTGTCTGTTGTTTAAGATTATAAGAGTGTGGCATATCTGGGTCACGTAAAGCAGTCAAAATATCACAAAGACGCTCACCTTTTTCACCTGGTTTATTTATAACATTTACTATCTGTTTCAATAGCTTTTTAATTGCTTTCTTATCTTTCTTTGTCATTTTAGACCTTTCATACATATCGTGCTAAAAGAATTACTGTTAAAATAAGTCCAATCCACCAACAAAGTCTCCAAAAATAAGAACTTTTTGGTGAAGACTTTAATACATAAACTATAAAATCGAACCACATTAATGCGCAATAAATAATCGTAAAAGCATATAAATATTTCATTTTATTTCTTTCTGTTATTTAATTGGATAAACTACATAATCTAAACCCATATTATCCCACTGACATTTAACTTTTGTATTAGATAAAGCATCTTGTAAATCTTTCACATCAACTGCTGGACCAGAATAAAAGAATCTACCATTATAATGATACGGTTCTAATCCTGCTTTTTTCATATCTTTTACAAACTTAATAAAATTCTTATTCGTATATACTTGAAGTTCTTTCATTTTATTTCTCCAATTCTAATTTAAAAGAATCATCTACTACATACATATCTGATTCTGCAAGGTCTTGTCCCTCTTTTACAATACTGACACCATTACCTTGCACAGATATATCAAAATTCTCTGCTTCAAGAGTTAATTCACCATTAATATAAAGCTTCATATCATTTCCTTTTATATTTTAATAAATATCTTTACATACAGGGAAGCTAACCAATTACTACTAATTTTCCACCATCTTTTTTCCCCTGCAGGAATAACTAAATTACTTTTAAACAAATCTAATGCAAATTTAGCCCCTTTTTCATTACCTTCTTTTAAAAATCTTTTATAATTATTGTATTCTTTAATATGTTCACCTATAGAATAAGTAAACATACTAATACCTGGAATCCAATATTGCATAAGAATATCATTTGGTTTTCCAACCAAATATTCTAACTTTCTTTTTCTACTTAAGATTTTACCTTCTTCATTCGCTTTATATTTATATGTCACCTTAATCTGAAAATTACCTAATGGAGTTTTTATCTTTGGTAAATATTTATCTTCGTCATGTTTATAAATCTCAACTTCTAACTTACGAGAAAAACTACCAATTGCTGATAAAAGCTTATCTTTAAAAATATCATTATCTAATCTAAAATTTTTCCAATCTTTTAATTGTGAACCATAATACTCACCGTCATTATCCCAATGAACTTCTGCTTGACAAGCAATACAATCTATATTTCTACACACAAAAATAATCTTTAATGAAGGAGACCCATTAGGATTGCAAACATGGTCATTTGTATCTTGATGTGTTGCATCCCATTTTCCATCTAAAGGTTTTAATTCTTGTTCACAAATAGAGCACTTCATTTTTTTAGAAATTAATTCAAGTCGATGTTTTTCTATATTTGTAATAATAATAATTTCGTCAGTCATATTAGTATTTGCTCACTTTCAGTCCACTTATAATTAACCAGCAATCATAAATGAATTTAATTAATCGTGCATGTTTATATCTTGCGTCCATTGCTGATTCACCAATTTTTTGAAGAGGTATTAAAAGATAAGCCCACTTTGAACCACCTAATATTTCACGAAGCCGTAAATGAATATAACCATCTGTAATCTCATTTTTTGATTCATCTATCAACTTACGTATTGCCACATCAATCAATTCTCGTTCAGTAACATTTCCACTGAAAGTATGATTGGTTTCAACAGCCACTGCTAAATTATTCATTTGTTGTTCCTTACAATTGAATTTTAATTAGCGTCAATTAATTTGACTACTTTAATATAGTCAAACAATACCAACGATACAAGAGTTACTTTTTAATTTTCCGAATATAAGTTAAATTAGAATGAATAAATATTAAATCTCCTGCTTGAGATGTTTCAGACCAAATACCTGACACTCCTGTAAATAAATCTCCTTTTTTAATTTTTCCTTTTGTTACCTTTTTATACCCTTTAGGAATAAAAGGTATCCCATGTTTATCTAATTTAGCTTTCATATATTCTCCTTTAATTTAAAATCCTTCCATGATACATCGTTGCTTTAGTTACTAATCTTACTTTTTTATTAAAATAAGAATATGCCATAACAACATTACTACCTTCAATAAAAGAAAATGCTAATTTCATAATATTCTCCTTATTAGTAGCGGGAGTTGGACTTGAACCAACGACCTTCTGGTTATGAGCCAGACGAGCTACCCAACTGCTCCATCCCGCCAAACCTTTTACTTCTTTATTACAACTTGGCAATTAAGTTTATATCTTTCTTGCCATTTAGAAAGTAAATCTTTTGGTGCATTCTTTGTAATAATAATCTTTGATACTAACTCTTGTAATTCGTACATTCTTTTGTTCCTTTCTTTATATTATCTATTATAATTCAACCATAATAATGTATAACAGAAATACTTTAGATGCAATAAAATAAAAAGGTGGATACTTTTAATATCCACCTAAAATGAAACAACTGCATATGTGATTATTAGAAGAAGACTCTCCATCCTTTCCTATTAGTTTAACAACAACTATTTCTATTATATAAAATATCTTCATGGAAAAAATTATACTTTCTTATTAGGATTCAAACGATGCATCTTTGCTTTCAACTTTCTTGCTTTCTTTTTAATTGCATGCAATTTCTTTGCATGTGGTGAACCTACACCATCTAATTCATGCTTCGATATTTTCTTTATATCTTCTTTAGGAAGTGTTAGTCCCATTTGTTTTGCTACTTCTTCTATTTCACCCATTTTATTGCTCCTTTATAAAAATGAAAGTTGAGTAGAATTATTTATTTTTCTTATTACTGAATATCTATCTTTTAATATTTTCTTATTTCTTCCAGTTCCAATAATAATCTGTGGTAGTTTCTTTCTTACTTCATAGTTAAACTGTTCTGCTACATCTAAAATAGTTATTTCACTATTTGATTCAATATGAATCAGACCATTCGAATCAACTGCTCGATATTTATAATAATATTTCAATTTATTCTTTCATTAATTTGACTATACAAAAGTATGATAGAATTAATTAAGATGCAATATAATTAAGGATTTTATCTTATTTTATTTCTTTTCCTCAGCCATTCACAGCATTTCTTCAGTCTGTCTATTAGTTCTTGTGGTATCATTTTACTTTTCCTTTTTGGTTTTTGCAACTTTTTTATTTACGTTCTCAATATTATCGTTTATAGTTCTAATCATAAACATTATAGTTACTCCAACTACAAACCAACTAAATAGCGCGATGAAATAATAATACCATTTAGTGTCAGAACTATCTTCCATCGCCAATAATAATCCAAAGGCAAAAAGAATACCCGCTAAATATGTCTCCATTTTACTTCTCCTTTAATCGTTTAAGGTTTGATTCAAGTATTTTTATTGCTTGTTCGTGTTCGGTGATACGTTTATTCAAACCTTTTATAGATGCTTCTTGAATTTTTGCATCACTGGTTATTTGCCTAAGTCGTCCTTCTCTTTCAAGTAATAATCCTGCTTTCTCAAGAACCAATGTTTCAATCGCTGAGTTCATCTTTCACCTCCATTAATCCTTCAAATTATCTCCGCACCTTGTTCAGAAAGCCATGAAGAAACTATGTAATGAAATTTTCGGTGAATTCTATTAACAAGTTCTTTATCAGGTTCTCTCGTTTCAAAGTTTTCTAATTTTAATTTGTCTAACAGAGCTTTTGCATCTTTATCTTGAATTATAATTGCTTTCATTTCATTAATCCTTCAATATGTTAAAAGGTAATGTTTCACACTGAAACCCCGATGCTTTTTTGTGCCCGCCTCCACCATGCTTTTTAGCTATAGTAGAAACGTCCACTTTTTCAGAATAAAGAGAAACAGTGAACTGATTGCCATCATGAAAATACGGTAACAAAATATCATACTCTTTTATTCTGTTGCCATATCTATCACTTGAGGTTCTTGCTCGATTTATAGCCCAACACTTATATCCTTCAAATATTGTTTCCCATCCTAAAGAATTATTTATTCCTTTGTCTGTTGATTGTTTAAACTGCTCAATTATTTTACCGGCATTAAGTAAGTTATCCCAAAAAATCTTCCCCTGCTTTTGTCCAGCAAAGTTTCCCTCACCAAGCGTTGGGTCTAATTCAAAATCCATACACTTCCACCAGAAATCAGAAGAAGGTGAAGTATCATAAAGCTGGCTACCATTAAAAAAGTTCTTGGTTTCTTCACCAAATCTCCATACCCAAACATCCCTGTCTCCCGTTAATTCTATACATCTTGGTATTTTTAGTTCCTCAGAAATTCTGTTTAAATCTTCTTCACCACTTCCCCTTGCGATAAACCAATGAATATATTTCCATGTCAAAACACATGTCGCCTCTCCATCTCTTCTGATACCTCTAATCTTTTCAGGAAAATTGGAGTATTTTTCAATAGCTGTTTTATGATGGTCTATCCAAGTTACATCTTTAGTGATGTTTAATAATTTCAACATTTCTTCCGGCGATATAGAATAGTCCACTATCCATATTTGTTCATCTTTTTTTATAGACTCAAATGGAAACACCTTACCATAATTTATTTCTATAAATTCCGGCATATTGGTTACACCATTCTCTGATTTTACTCCCACCCATGCGTAAACACAAAATGCAGACGCTTGTCCATCTAAGTCATCATGATAAAAACATTTCATTTTATATTTCCTTTTATTTGGTTCATCATTCCTTCAATAGCTATACAAGTCTATTAGTTCTTGTGGTATCATTTTACCTTTCCTTTTTTGTTCAACTTCTTTAATGCTTTCATTGACCATACCGTTTTTTCTTTATTCTCTTCCTCCGCTTTCTCTAATTGCTTTTCGAGCCAAGAAATAAAACCATTTTTCCATTCGTCATAATCTGCTTCGTAAGAATATCTAAGGTCGTTACCGTAATCTTTAAAATCTGGTCTCTTGTCCCCCGTCTCTTTTACATATTCTTGTTCAAGTTCGGTGTGTGTCATTTTAATTGCCTTTCTACCTCTGCACAAAATCCCTCTACAAGTGCGGAGAGTTTATCAGTAATATTCTTGTTAATCCATAATTGAGTTAATGCCGGAGCGGTTATAATATAGTCCCAATTCATATCAAGATAATCTACAACAAAGCATTTTTCCAAATCGTTTGTAGTTCCCCTTGACAATAACATCCTTCTCGGTTCTGGTAAAAGGGAAGCAAGAGCATCAATTGAATCTTGGGTTGTTTGTATTTCTTTCCCATTAAAAAATATGATTGCTGAATAATTAGGGATAGAGAATGTCCAAGCCGTCCAAGTGGTTAATGTTTCTATAGTTTGTTCGTTATATCTAAACTTCTCCGGCATCTTCTCTGCCATCAACTTACAGGATTGCTTTAAGCGTTCAATTAGTTCGGGTGTCATTTTCCCTGCTCCTTCCATTCTTTCTCAAATATAGATTTTAAGTATAGCTCTGATGTTTCATCGTAAGGTATATCAGACGTTCTTGTTGCCTTGTATATCCTTTTACACCACTCCCATGCAAATTCCTTTTCCTCTTGCTCATTGAGGATGCGGACGGTTTCGTAACTGTCTAATAAATTAAACGGACTATCATTTTTAACATAATCAGAAGTTTTATGCTCGCCAGCTATTCCCCTTGACGGGTAAATTGCAATAAAATCATTTTTTAACATATTGACATATCGTGCCATTTTATTTCTCCTTTAAGTTCTTTGAGTTATTTATGCGTTAACATCATACATAGAATACCACAAAATAAAAACCAGCCCCATCCTTCAACATTTTTCTCAATAAGAATACCTGCAAAAACAATGCAAAATATTCCACCAATCCCTGAAATAATATTCCAATTTTTTTTATTCCAATCGTTCTTTTTCATTTCTCCTCCTTATACGGTTCTGGGTAGGTGGGTAAATAAGTCCAACCAACAACTCTTTCTCCGTCTTTTAGACTCCACGTATTAAATGAATTTTTTATCACACTAAAATATTTCCAGATATTTCCACATTCTTCTTTACGTTCTATATAACAAAGAAAATCACCATCAATATCTGTATCCCCCGTATACCAGACTATTTTGGACAGTTCTTTTTTATATGTCTCCATTACCTCAATAAAAGTTGCTCGATAGCGAACAACTTTACAATCGTTCAAAACTTTTTCTATTATCTTATCCATCTTCTCTCCTTAAATATAGGGTTGCTTGACAGGATTCACGGTTCGACCTACTACCTGTAAGGGCGCAATAGAATTTCCCTGCTCACCATTGTCTATTGTCGGCTACGCATTATTTTGTGAAAACTAATTTGGCCTTCACT